CTTTTATAAGTGAGCTATTATAATCATCTCTACTTGGCATAATATCTCCTTTTCTTCCAAATACAGAAGTAACCGGAGACAATGATTGTGTATTACTAACAAGTTGACTAACAGCTACTCTAGATATGATACCTCCAGCTCCTGCTACTAATACATGAGTTGGTGTAGTAGTAATAGTAGGATAACTGTTAGCAGCTATTGCACCAGTAAAATAAATGTTGCCAAATGAATCAATATTAAACAAAGCTTAAATAATTTAATAGTTTATAATTGTGATTCTAAAACTTCTACTTTGTTTTTAAGTTCTTTAATAGCTCCTAAAAGAACAGGAATAAGTCCTGTGTAATCTAATGTTAAATAATCTGTTTTAGGATCTATTGCCACAAGTTCAGGAAAATGTTCCTGTACCTCTTGAGCCACAAGTCCTATTCTATTTCTATCGTCTACAAAGTTATTAAAAGAGTAATATATTGGGTTGATGGATTCAAGCTTAGATAGATTATTTTCCATTAAAGAATGAATAGTCTTTATTCTTCTGTCAGAATGTGCAGACCAGGATTGAGCTCCATCATACTTAACCACACCATTGCCATTAGAACTTAATACATAAACGTGATAGCCACCAACTATAGTTTCAATAACAGCATGTTGGCCAAATTGAAAATATCCACCAAATGAGCCAGAAGCACTACTCATTCTTATAGACCCACCTACTCCATTTGTTAAAAAATATCCATTGGCTATTTCTAACGAACCAGCTAAATATGACCCACCATTAGGATCAAGATAATACCCTGTATTACTTGCATCATAGAATATTGTAGCATCAATTCTAGATGGTGCATATATACCTTTATTTAAGTAAAGACTATAAGTAGAAGATGTAGAAGATGTACCAACCCCCATGCAGTCATTACCAAGGTGATAATAAAAATACCATCTACCATTAGCTTCTCTATATACTCCACCATTACCTCCACTATCGTACATTATTCCACTTACAGAACTATAACTATCCCATATACCTCCATAGGAACCTCTTGAGCCATCAAGTCTAATTTGGGTGTGCGAAGTTGTTGTGTTTGCATAAATATGAGCTCCATTATTATTAGGCCAATAAATTCCATAAGCTCCATCTAACTGAATCCAGTTTCTAGGTCTAAAATATGCTGATCCTGCAAGTTCTAATCTATCCAAATAAGATAATCCATTTGGATTTAAATAATATCCTGTATCATCTGAATCATAAAAGATTGGAGCTCTAAATGAACTTGCTGCCCAGTTATTACCAGACATGTCAAGTTGCCATCTATTTGCAGAAGCTGACCATCCACCAATACGCATTACGTTATCAGAATCAAGTCCAAAGTTTACAGCGTAATATCCACCTCTATGGAATGCCATAATAGCACCACCGCTATCGTTTGAATAGGCTTGTAATGGAGGATCAGAAGAAGTTGTATTTCTATTTGATCTAAAATAATTTGAATTAGTCCAACTATAACTTCCACCTACAGCACTACTTATACTATTTGTATTACCAGAAGTATAAGATGAAATGTTACCTGCATCAACTACATCGTGCCATGTACCAGAACCTCTATACTGCTTAAATCTTCCTTCTGCCCAATAGTTACCTCCTGCGTTAGCATAGTAGTCTCCACTTGTTATAATACGATAGCCAGTATTAATAGCTTGACCTACACCAATATAATCAGCTTGAATATTAGCTATTCTAGATGCACTAGATGGATCTACGTAATATCCTGTATTATTTGAGTCATAGAATATTGGTGCTCTCATGTCATCTCTAGCTCTAATAGATCCAGATATAGCAGCCATAAATGTTCCGTTCTCTAAAAATAAAGCACCATGTGTATTCAAGTTACCAGCAACACCTCCGGCATTAGGATGAGACCATGTTATACCATACAAGTTACTAACACTAGTACCATCAATAGGTAGCTTATATGCATCACCCATTGCAAATACTCCCTGATATCGAGTAGATGTATAGGTACCTACTATTCCTGCTCCATAATCATTAAATCTAAGATTACCTCTTAATATACCAGACAATGTAGAATTAGGATCTAAATAATATCCTGTATCGTTCCTATCATAAAATATAGGCGCTCTAAAAGATCCATTTGTCTCTAGATTTCCAGTAGAGTATGAACTACCACTAGAATAAAAGTCGTGCCCTGCTCCATTACCAGTCGCGTTACCTATGTGAGTAGTTGATCCATATATCCAGTTAGTTGTACCTGCTGTAGTAATTCCATTAGGGAAAAACGCTGAATCACTAGTACCCCATGCATTACCTGGACTAATATACCCACCTCTTGCATATATAATGTCAGAACTAGGATTTACATATACCTGAGCTGATCCATATACACTATTACCACTACCCCACAATAATTGATATGTAGAGTTTGAATCATTGTTGTAATTTATACTAACTTGAGAAGATGTAGTAGCAGTTGCAGAGTTACCATTATATTGTGAACCATTAGCACTAATGAAATATGTGGCACCATTTAAATAAATTATACCATTACGATAATAATTTAAATACATAGATTTACCAGTACCACTATCCATATGTAAATTGCCATCTGTAGCTTGAACAACAGCAAGATTAGCAATTGATCCTGGATCTCCATTTCCACCTAGTTGAATTCTAGCACCCCATGTAGCATTAGCTTGTGTTAAAAAACTAGAATTTTGTGCTGCTGTTGCAGTAGTAGCATTACCTGATAAAGCTCCACTAAACGTTGTTGCAGTTAAAGTACCAGTACTAGATTGAATAGTAACTGCAGCACAAGAATACGCTATAGTTCCTATACCATTTGTATAATTAGCTCCCCAAAGAACAGGATAAGCAGCTGAATCTGTTCTATTCATTAAGTATGTAACAGAACCTGCATTACCAGAAATAGATCCAGATGATGTAATATATCCACTAGGATTAGTATTATTATATGGTGTATATCCTAATGCACCAGTTACATCACCTGATGAAAGAGTAATAGCACCTGTTCTTGTATTAAAACTTGTTACACCTGCCGGAATAGTCCAAGTTCTATTAGCAGAAAGATCAAATGTGGTTCCGTTAATTGTTAATGTTCTAGATGTTGGAACATAACTATCAAGCTGAGTAAGTGTAACAAACTCATTTGAGTTAACAGCATTGCTTCCTATAACCCGTCCGCCAAAGTTAGCAACAACGCCAGATGGTAAGTCAGATATAGCACCTGTTGCAGCGTTAACAACTCCAGTAGTTTTACCAACAATAATACCAGTAGAAAACTGTTGTACACCAGTATTGTAAGCATATACAGGATATCTACCAGATGGATTATTTGAGTAGTAGTCTAAAAGATTTGCATTTACAGATGCACTTAATAGTCTTTCTCCTGTAACAAGAACACCTCTAAAAAATGATACGGGAGTTACAGAAAATCCAGTGCCGTTTCTGTTGAATGTATTAACAAGACTCCATGTAGCTTCACCACTTTCAACCAACTCATTTTGGTTGTAAGCTACCTTTAGCCCATAAAGAGTATCTGTACCAATCTTAAAGTTTAATACATCTGTAGAAGCGCCAACTCTTACAATAGTCTTAAGACCTGTGATTGTTTGATCAGAGGCAAGCGTTACGTATCCCAAACTAGAAATAAGAGCTCTTACCCATGCTGTAGTAGGAACTTTAGAATTATTATCCTCTGATCCCGGAGCTATGGTCAAAGTAAGACTAGCTGGTAACACAACGTGTCCATCTGCGTCATACTGAAATACGTTAAGTATATGGGAGGTCTTCCTTTGTTTGTTCATAACTAGTAGATATTTTATCTTATCTTATTTAATGTATTCTCTGTATAACAATTTTATGAGTGTTTTAATTATATTCTTTTTATAGATAAACTTGGTGTTCCTGCTGTTATTCCTACAGTATGGTCTACCCATATTTGTAAATTAATAGGGTTTGCTGCACCTAAACCAGCATCTCTAGGTCTTAGTCGCATTCTCATATTGACTCTACCTGACACAGGAGCAGTATGATATGATTCAACTACATTGTAGCCTTCTTGGCTAGTACCATCAGGTCTAATAGTTACGCCTCTTATACCATCATATACAGGTTCTTGATTAGCACCTGTTTGAAATATCCAAGCAGATGACTGTGTAATATAACCATAGTTAGAATCAAGATTTGGTATAGTAATAGTTGCTAATCCAGAAAAACCATTAAAGTTAAATGTTGTAAGATTAAACCATGATCCAGCAGACATACCTGCTAATGATATATTAAAAACAGTTGGTAAAACACTAGCAAATTGAACATTTCCTGGAATTAATATATTACCACCTGAAGTAATGTGCATACGTTCAGTGTTGTTAGTTTGAAAAACAATTCCTCCTCTACCTTCAACATTAGAACCACCAAATGAAACAGTCCAAGCAGAATCAACCGTTAATTGAGTATCTGTTACAGCTGTAACTGTTCTAGTCTGACTAAATGGTAAATCAATAATATCTCCTACTCTTACTGGAATTGAATTAAAACCAGTTCCATTTACAAAGGTTGGGTTTTGAGACGATACATTAGATAGTTGATAAGTCCTACCTCTTAAAGTAGGTGCTGTTAATGTACCATTTCCAATATCTAATCTAGTAGTTGGACTTGTTGTACCAATGCCTACGTTGCCACCATTTTTAACGGTCATTAAATTAGTAATCGAACCATTAACAATGTTAAAATCTCCAGTAGTTAATAATCTAACATTGTCAGTTCCTGAATCAATTCCTAAAGTTTGTATATATAATCCACCGCTTGATCTTTGAAGCCTTAAATATTTTCCATTATTTAAATAAATTTCATCACTTGACCTAATTGCTCCGCTTACATCAAGCATATAACCTGAGTTAGATGGAGATGTCCCAATAAAAACATTACCATCGGAAAAAATACGCATTCTTTCAACAGCATTTGTGCCTGTTACGTCAGGACCTGGGTTTGTTGAAAATGATAATGCTGTTCCACTATACCAAAATGTTCCAGTAGATATAGCCCTAATGGTTGCAGCACCAATTGTTTGATCTGAAAAATATCCTCTGTTTCCTAAAAATAAAGTTGCAGATGTAGTATTTGCACTTTGATTACCTGTAGCAGAAGCTAAATTACCTGATGAATATACATTTCCCACAACTGTTGTTGCACCTGTATTAGTAATAGTAACTAGAGTAGAAAATCCTCCTGTTGGAGTTGTTCTACCTTGTATTTGAAAATTAGTTCCAGTTGAACCATTATCAACTCCTACTAATCTAATTCCATAATAATTGCTTGCAAAATAAGTAGGATCATTTAATTGAATAGTTCTAGTTGTTACAACTCCATCTGAATAAATACGCATTCTTTCACTAATATTAGTTTCTGCAGTACCTGCTCCAGCATTTGTTCCAAAAACTAAATCTCCAGTTGTTGTACCAGTACGATTACTCCAAATTGCAGCTCCGTTGTTATCATAACTTTGAAAAACTATACCTGATCTTGCATTAGCAGTTAAACTATAGTTTATAATTTTTAAACCAGTAACTGTACTTGTTGAGTTGTTATTATCAGATATTTCTAATTTTTTGCTGGGAAATCCTGGTGCAGTACCAATTCCTACATCACCACCTGATGTGATTAATAATCTATCAGCCCCATTAGTACTATCATATATAGTAAAATTACCATCAGCATTAATAATTGAATAATCAGAGTTATTATCTGTATCAATTAAATTTATTCTTGGATATGAATAAGACAAGTTTAAATTACCATTCATAGTAACCGCACCTGTAATTGTACCACCAGTAAGAGATAATTTACCTGCTATACTAGTAGTTATAGTAGATGCAAAGTTAGCATCATCACCCAATGCAGCAGCAAGCTCATCTAATGTATCTAATAAAGCAGGTGCTCCGTTAATTAAGTTATTAATCTGAGTGGTTACATAGGATGTAGTAGCATATCCTACTATGCTTCCTGTAACAGTAAGATTAGCTGGTAATACAATATTACCACTACCATCGTATGCTACAAGGTTTCTTAAGTATCCGGTGTCTCTAGTATTACCCATAGTTAGTTATTTTCTAATACCCAAGTTCCATTGGTGTATACGTACCATTTTTCATAATATAATACTCTATCACCTTCTTGAACTGAAGGAAATGGTAGCGAGTTAATATCTAATATTTCTTCCATTTTATTTTATATTTTAAAATACACCTGATCCACTGTTTGAAGCAGTAGCTGCTGTTACCACTTTGTTTCTAAAATCATAAGGGTATGATTGGTGCCAATCTATCGAAATACCAAAATAAGTACCTGATCCTAATGCAACTACTAATACAACAAATCCATCAGATGATGAGTATCCACCAGACCAAAAATTACCAGTAATTACAGGGTTATAGATTGTACCTGACCAGTTATGAAAACCAAAACTACCTTCCCTAATATATTGACTACTATAAGAATATAAACGACCAGTAAAAAGAGACATAGTATAATCAACATTACCACTAGCACCAGAACTCATATTTGTTTTTAAATGTAAAAAAGCAAACCCGTCCCATGAATTTGTTCCATTCTGATACCAATTATATATTGAACGATTTACTCTTATAGATCCTTCTACTGATAATTTTTGCTGAGGATTAGTTGTACCTATGCCAAGATTACCATTAGCAGTAACGCGCATGCTTTCAGAAAATGATGCTACATTACCAGAAGTTCCAGATGGGGTATTATAAAATGCAAAAGAACCATTACTTGTATCTGATCTAAGTAAGGTTGCAAAAACAGATTCTAAATATCTATAATCACTGCCATCAAAATAAATGTTTGTTGCTAAGTCTAATGTTTGATTATTATAACTAAATACTGAAGCACGATTCCCTAATTGTATAACTTTTCCTGCAGCTGGATTTGCCCAAGCTGCTGGGGCAACTCCTATGCCAATATTACCACCTGAGGTGATGGTCATACGAGATGAGCCCCCAGTTTTAAATGATAATGGAGTCATAACTCCAGAGCCAGCATTTTCAGTTTCGATAAAACCTTCTGTTCCTGTATGGTTCATTGAAATAAATCTATCATTTGAAGAAGAATAAACCCCTAATCCTTGATATGTTAATACTCCGTTTGATTTTACTGATAATTGATGGTAGTTAGTTATTCCACTATTTATAGAAACTGCCCCTCCCGAAGTAATACGCATACGTTCAACAGGAGTATTAGCAGAAGATGCTGTAAAAAAGTTAATGCTATAAAATCCTCCATAATCACTTCTTGCTTTTAGGAGTAAAGAACCATATCCGGTTTGACCACCTGCTGTTCCATCACTTGTAAAAATACCGGCTATAGACGGAAGAGAGGAAGCTCCTAAATATGCAAAACCTATTCCATGAGATTCATGACCAATGTTTAATTGTGTAACTGGATTTGAAGTACCAATGCCAACATTACCACCTGGAGTAATACGCATTCTTTCTGATCCAACAGTAGTCTGCCCATTAGGATAAAATGTAATAAATCCAGATGATGATGATCTATTGTCAATTCTTAACTCTCCAGTACTTGCACTACAAGAAATAAGTCCAGGAAAAGATTGATGTCCAAAAGCTATTGTTCCAGTATTAGCACTATCTTGAACGTGAAGTTTATATTGAGGATTTGTAAATCCTATACCAATATTACCTGTTGTAGTATTAATATGGAACATAGGTGTTGCACTAGTTCCTAAAGAAATAGAATTATTACCTAGTATAAATCTAGATGAATTACCTCTTGAATTAAGAATATGAAATTCATATAAATTAGCAGCAAATTGACTTATAGAACGACCAGTACCATCAGTATCGAAGTATAAATTATTACCAACTCCTGCTACATGAAGATTACCAGTTACACTAAGTTTTTCTAATGGAGTAGGTGTATTAATACCAACATTACCGGTTGAGGTAATAATCATTTTTGTAGAAGGTGCTCCTGCATTAGATGTTTGGAATAAAAGATTACCGCTTCTAGCAGTACCTACTTGGGATAATCCAATATATGCTAATGAATTTTTTGATCCACCTCCATTGGTGTAAAATTGAATTCCATATCCTGCGTCATTAATATTTGCATTATGGTAAGTTGAAATATAACCATCTTGAACTTCTAGTTTTTCACTTGGAGCTGTTGTACCAATACCAACTAATCCACCAGTAGTTAGTGTTATTTGTCCACCATTTACACCAAAAGCATAAGGTTGTGTGGCTATTCTTAACCTGTTGTTTGAAGCATCCCAATCTATAACACCGTATTGGTTTACACCTGTACCTTCTCCAATTAATGTGTATGGACCACTACCACTTAATAATTCTAAATTACCATAGCCTTGTGTATTGCCATTAATGGTTAAACCACCACCAAGTGTACCACCAGTTAATGGTAAATAACTTGTGTTATCATACGAAATAGTTGTACCAGAAATTTTTACAAAGCCAGTTCCTGATAAAGCAGCTTGATAACTACCAGAAGCTTGAGCTCCTATATCAGATAATAATTGAGCAGCTGTTCTAAACTTTAGTACGCCAGAATCAGATACTAAAAATTTATCAGTATTAGATATAGCAGATGGTACAGTAGTAAATACTACATTACCACTACCATCTACAGAGATGTAGTTAATTAATTCTGATATTTGTGTATTCTTGCTCATTAGTTATTACTTTTTAATGCGTCTAACTCTAACTTAAGTTCTTGAATAGCCTTCACTAAATATGGAACTAAATAGTCCTGATAATATGATTTTACATCACCTAGTTCATCATCTTTCCAAGAATTAAATACAGCATCTGGTATTGCTTCTTCAACATTTTGGGCTGTAAATCCTGTCACTGTTCTACTATTTTCTAGTTCTCTACTCCATTTAAATTTGATAGGATTTAACTTCATTACCGTGTCAATACCATTTTCAATATCGGCCACTTTTGTTTTTAGACGGGCATCTGAAGTATATGCTGCCCAAGCGTTTGTTCCGTGTTGTAGTTGAACTCCTCCACCTACGCTAGGGCCTCCTCTCCAAGTAAAATATACCGTTCTACCAGTACCAGTGCTTGAATCAGTTTGTCTAGCATTTTCAAACAAACATTGATTAACAGTATCGTTGTACCAAGTAGCTCTAGTATATACACCTGTGCCTGGTCCAAAATTAGTAATAGTACCTATCAAGGCAGTTCCCCCTTGAATATAAAATGAATCTGATCCATCACATGAAAGTCTAACTGCTTGTGCTGAATTAGAGCCACTATGCAAAAGTATGTCACCTCCAAATCTTGTTTGTCCATTAACTTGCATTTGTACAGCTGAAGCAGTAAATCCTGATATAGCACCATTTACCCAAACATATCCATTTGAGGTGATGGTCATTGCATTTTGGTCATTCCTTACATTAAAGTTAATAGTCTTTCCAACATTAGTATTGTTTGCATTTATAGCAAACTGACTATTATCGTTGTAAAAAACTGCATCGTAGTTTGCAGTTGTAGACCTACCTTTAAAAGATAAATCTCCAACTGAGGTAATGGTTAGTCTTTGAGCCCCTGCGGTTAAATCAAAAAAGCCTAATGAGCCAGCACCTCCTGTAAAAATGGCAAAGTTTCTAGCATTACCGTATAAATCTAATGATGCAGCTAAAGAGCCAGCTCCTGAAATAGCTAGAGAGCGAGTTCCAGCATCTCTTTCTGGTGAAGTTGTCCCAATCCCCACGTTGCCGCTGGAGGCAATAGCCATAGCAGCACTTCCTCCGTTGTTTGTTGAGAATAGTATTTTTTGACTATTTGTTGCTCTAATATTTAAATCACCTAAAGCAGAGCCAGCAATAATATCGCTTGTTGCTCCAGCAACACCAATCAAAGAATAAGATGTTCCCCCTATTCTGTAATTCATATAAGAAGCTCCTGACGATGGTGCTATTATAAAACCCTCATTTGCGTTTGTTGTAACACTACTTGAAAAGGTAGCTGCGCCTGTGGAGGCTATAGATAAAGGTGTAATTATTGAACCTAAACCATTCCACAATTCAACTGTAAATGTTGTTTGTGCATCAACAGCATTGTTTGGAGTAAAATATAAACCTGAAACTTGAGGTCCCCAATTAGATGCTGGGCTTTGATATCTATATCCTTTTTTAGACGCTGTAAGATTATTAATAAGATAATTATCTCCGGCTGTAATAGTATTAGAAAATATAGAAATTGTTCCATTTAGCGTACCGGTAAGAGTACCACCAATTAAAGGAAGATATTGACTTAATGAACTTATTGTAGCATAAGTGCTGGATGCAGAAGATGTAGTTAAATATGTGCTATTATCGTATGTTACTGTAGTTCCATTTACCTTTACAAACCCTGTTCCATTAAGCTGTGCTTGTCCAGTAAACGCTCCTACAGAATAAGCATAAGCTATGATTTCTAATGCATCGTTTAGTACAGCTGCATTAGTTAAAACTACAGTTGTACCATTAGTAGCTGTATATTCAGAAGATGCTAGCTTAGAACCATTGTAAAATACATCTATTAATCCTGGTGTATAACTAACTGTAAAAGTTGTCTGGCCCGCAGTAGCTGTAAAATATGTAACTTGTCTTAATGCATTACTAGCCGTAAATGCTGATGTATATTTTACAATATCTACAATGTTATTTACACCAGTTCCAGTACTTAATACAACAGTAGTTCCGTCAGTTGCTGTAAAGTCAGCTGATGTTAATCTGACACCATTTATAAATACATCCACAAGTCCAACTACATATCCACCTGTTACAGTGAAGGTAGTCTGGGAAGCTGTAGCTGTATAAGTTTGTATTGTTCTAGCTGAAGGATTGACACCGACTGTCCAAGTACGATCTGCAGTTAAGTCATATGCTTCTCCATTAATTGTTAATGTTCTGGCATTTGTTACAGGTGTGTAACCAAGAGCAGTAGTAACATCTGTACTGGATAGTGTAATAGCCCCTGTACGAGTATTAAAACTAGTAACACCACCTTGATATTGCGGTATGTTAAGAACACCTGTAACGTTATCATATGTGGCTGCACCAGACGTACCGGTTGTAGTCAAACTAATTGCTAATCTAGCTCTAGCATCTGTGTAGTATAAATTGCCAGATTCAGTAACTTGTGCGGTAGTATAATCTCCAGAAGCGGAAGTAATAGCCCCAGTTCTAGTGTTAAATGATGTAACACCAGAAGCTATTGTCCATGAACGATCTGCTGATAAATCATAAGTAGTTCCGTTAATTGTAAGAGTACGAGTTTGTGGAACTTTTGTGCCAATAGATGTTGCTACAGTAGTAGCAAAGTTAGGATCATCTCCAAGAGCAGCCGCTAACTCATTTAAAGTATCTAATGTACCAGGAGCAGCATCTACTAAATTAGAAACCGCTGTGTTTACATAAGTTTGAGTAGCGTAAGAATTATTTGTAAGATAGGTTCCTACACGTGCGTCCGTGTAGTATAAGTTAGTGCCCTCAGCTAAGTTAGTTGTACTCTTAGCAGCAAAGGCTGTATCAAATCTTCCTTGTGTGTAATAAAGGTTTGTTCCTTCTACAATGTTTGTAGTTGATGCAGCAACCTTAGTCCATAGACCTGTAGATGCTACATATTTAATCATGTCTCCATCTGATGGATTCTTTACAGAAAGATCATGAAGTTCATCTAACTCATATCCATTTTGTACCTTTACAAAAATCTCACCGTTGTTAGCATTTCTTCGTGTAACAACACCAATAAATACTAAGTGAGCTGGAGCTGAAGGTTTATTAGTTAAGCCATATATTAAATTACCATCTGTTCCTAACCATACAGGATCACCTGCTGCATTAGCTCCAGTAGTATCTAAACCTGCAAGTAAACCTTCTGTTACAACATTAGCTGTTCCATTTATAGCTACTGTAGATTCTAAAAGACCCATTGTCTTACTAGACGTTGCTTCTGTAGCATTAGACGCTTTAGAAACAATCATATTAGTACCATCAGCAGATGATACATATACCGCTTGTCCTTTAGTAATAGCTTGAGAAGATTTTACTACATGTTTTACTTGACTTGTATAAGAAGCTGCAGGAGCTTCATTTATCCATTGAGCATTATAATCTGTACCATCCACCTTAGCTAATAATTGACCAGCTACACCACCAACTGGCAATGCAGACCAAGATCTATTAGCTGTAAGGTCATAAGTAACACCATTAATGGTAAGTGTTCGAGATGTCGGTACACCACCTAAACCATCTAAAGTATATGTTGGTACATTTAATACACCTGTAATAGAACTATATGTAGAAGCTCCTGATGAACCAGTTACAGTAAGAGAAATAGCTGCTCTTGCACGAGTATTGGTAAAATAAAGATTTACAGAACCTTCAGGAACTTGATCTGTACTAGTTATAAATCCATTATAAATTGGATTGTATACAAATATGTCTAATAGGTCATTAACTACAGCAGGATCTGCTAATGTAAAAGTAGTACCATTAGTTGCTGTAATAGCTGTTGGTGTAAGCAATACACCATTTAAAAAAACGTCAATGAGTCCTGGAGTATAACCACCTGAGACTGTAAATACAGTTTGACCTGTCGTAGCAGTAATTTGTTGTAAAGCTCTAATAGCTCCAACACCAGAAGCTGATACTGATAAAACACCTGTTCCATCAATAGCCAAACCACTACCTACTTTAACGCCACCAAGAGTAACACCTGACGCAATTGGTAAAGAATATGGTGTAACAAACCCTCTAACCCAAGCGGTTGTGGCCAACTTAGTAGAGTTATCGTTAGCATCTGGAGTCTGACCTGTAGCTGTGTTATTAAATGTAACTACACCATCTACTACCAGACCAGCTTTAGCTAGTACGTCAGATAGAAATTTCATTTAGATTTTATTATTTTTTGATGATTACACGATACGCATTAGCTGAAGGAGCTACAGCAAAACTTACAGTTACTGTGTTAGCATCTGTAATTACTACATCTGTAAATACTTCTTCCAATGTTGTATTATCTTTAATCATCACAATTACATCAATAGTGTTTAGGCCATGAGATAGAGCATATGAAGTACCTGCTCCACCAATGTTTGCTGCATAACCACCAGTTCTGTTATCTAATAAAGTTTTTAATTTAAGCGGAGTAACGATTCTAGCATCATCTGTACCTCCATCAGTCTCTGCTTGTGTTGCAATTTCTGCAATACCTGTACGAGTTTCTGTAGCTGTTCTAGAAGATAATGCTGCAGGAGTTACTGCTTTATTTGCATCTGTACCAGTTTGTGTTTCTGCGTTTGTGGCAAGAAATACAAGACCTAAAATAGTTGTAGTGGCTTGATCTCTATTTACCTCTAATTGAATCCAATCAGCAGCAGAAGAAGTAGACGCATTATTAACTTTGGCAACAATTACATCACCTACGTTAAATGCTACACTGCCTGTTGTTCCTGCTACAGATACATACCAGTAATCGCCAGCTTTAGTGCCAGCAACTGGGCTTGATCCTACAGGAAATGAACCAATAGATGCATCCCAAGCTCCTTCTAGATTACCTAAACTACCTACGTTGGCATCAATATAAGTTTTGATTGCTGTAGATGTGGCAAGTGTAGTAGAACTAGAGTTAGCCATATCTGTAATAATGGTAACTTCAGCTGGATTAGCAGTAGCTCCAGATACGTTACCAATTACTCTTAGATTGGCAATCTGTTGTAACTTATCAAAAGTTACAGCATTGGCATTAATCTTAATTGTTGTAACTGCAGAATCTGCTAGTTTACCAGTAGTAATACCAAGATCTTTAACTCTAAGACTATCAGAGTTAATTTCAATTGTAGCATTATCTACGTTTACATCTAATGTAATTACATCTCCATTAGCAGATGTAGATGCCGTAAGACCAGAACCACCAAGAACATCTTGGATGTCTCCTGACATGTCCACCCATTGGGTACCATCCCAGAAAAACATTCTTAAAACTGAAGGAGTAGTGTCAAAATAGATTTGACCAACTACTGGACTAGACGGTGGACCAACTTTGTTGTGTACCGCTACGTTTAAAATCTGGTTTTGCGTTAGATCCAGATTGGTTAAAAACTTTTTAGACATAGTATTTATATTATAATTAGTTCACAAATGCTTTTCCACTGAATGGTGCAGAAAATTTAACTACTAAAGAATTAGCATTGGTATACTGAACTTCTCCAATAACTTCTTCATTACTAGAATCAACTACAGAAACAGATGGGTATTTATTTAAATTATGAGTAATGTTCCACGTGGAAGATGATACTGTTTGATTATGAATATGAGAAAATTTATATGTCTCTTGTATAGAAAGTGTATCTCTGTACGTAAGAATAATTGTTCTATTTTCATTATCAGCAGTTACTGTAATATCAACTACAGTTTTATTAAAAGCTTCAGCTATTTGAGCTATTTGAGTAGAAGAAATACTTACTTGATCCCATTGATTACCATCCCAAGAAAATACTAATTGAAGTGTAGTGTCATATACAATAATACCAGCATCATTAGAATTATATCCAGATGCCAAAGCATTTCTTTCTGCAGTAGTTACAGGTTGTAACTTAGCATTAAGAATACTATTCTTATTAAAATCATAATCTACGTATATCTTCTGTAATGCCATTATGATAAGTATGCTCTACCTGCTACAGCTTGATTAAAATAAATTTTTAGCCTATTGTTATCTATATTTTCAATAACACCTTTTATATCAGTACCAGTTAAATCTTCTGTTCTTACATTTGGTGCTAAATTCATACCATGAACAATATCCCAAACTGTTGAAGGAGTTTGTTGTGTAAATACAAATGAACTATTTTGACTAATTGTAATAGCCGGGTTTAAATTAATTCTAGTCAAACAACCTCCAGAATTTACCTCTATAATGTTTTGTGTCCCATTACCATACGTATAACCTACACCAACTTGTTGTGGTCCTGTAGCACTGTTTGATTTATAATAACCAGGACCCCAAATATCATAACTAGTATCGTATTGTACAGAAGTATCATTTCTGTAACTAATTGGTAACCAGGTTGTATAATTGATATTAGTTTGAGATAAAGCTCCTTCATCTTCAATAGCTTGCCAATCTACTATCTGCTTTCTCATTTCAATAAGATCGTCATCAAGATCAGGTCTGCATGAGTCAATACCATAACGCATTTTTTTACAAATTCTACTTAAAGAATCTGCAAACTGCTTATAGTGTTTTTCTTTTTTAGAGAGAAGGTTTCTCATTTTCACTATTTGTTTTAGAAGATGATGATATGTTTTGGAGAGAAGCTGAAAAATTATTTAAAATAATTTGAGCTTCATAGCTTCCAATACAATTAGCACAAACTCTTACACCGTTTGAAGCTATTCTGTCTTGGCATCCACATGTAATTGTGGTTCCGCAATTTGTACAAGTTCTCATATATGTTGGTTTTTTATGAAATCTTTATTTTACGCACACTCTGTAGTATACTTATTTAATCTTTTTTGAGCATACATTAATAGTTCCATACCAGCAGATGGTTCATGGCAATATTCTACTTTAGCTTTAGCGGCATCAATAAAACTTTTGATTAGACGCAACTCTTCAAGCTTTTCTTTAACGTCAGCATCTGGTTCACAGGCTGCCATTTCTAAATCACAAAGTAAGTTAAAATATTTATTTGTTGTTTGTGTAGTTCTCAAATGATTATATTCTACAAAAACATTTGTATTAGGACTAACAGAATAGTTAATCACATAAATACCATCAGGTAATGGTTGTGATGCTTCTGCACATCCGGTACGTTGTAGTCCTAAACTACACGCATTTAAGACAATGTTAAAGTTAGGTAGAACTTCAATTCCTACAGGTAGGTTAAACCCAGGAGAAGTGATTCTTAGTGATCCACAATCTACAGGCAAGCTTGTTGCATATATACTTGTGTCAAAAAGACGCAATACCTTAATATTGTTTGTGTCAGGAAGCTCTAAACTTAGCTGGTGTTTGCTTGCCATAGCTGTAAACTTTAAATATTTATGTAGATCAGAGAATACAAGTTCTCAATAATAATATACTAATTTTTAGGGACATGTCCAAAAACAAAAAGGGAGGGACGTGTGTCCTCTCCCTTAGTGTTTATAAACTAACTATCCTTAAACAGTCTCTAGAGCAACAGCGTTTCCAGCAGAAGTTGTACTAGATACAATGAAGTTAGTAATTGAATCAGTGTTAGTACCAGCAGGTACGTGAATCACGATCAAATACTGATCATTGTCAAAAGTACTAGTAGGATTGTTAAAACGAGGAACATTGTGCAAGATCAAAACTTGATCATACAAAGCCGTTCTAGTTACAGCTGCCAAAGCTGGATCAGCTTCAATCTCACGCATACGTAAACTATCTACGCGAGAGCTATCAGGATATGCATTTTGCAAATAACGTCCATCAAGGATCAATTCACGAAGTACAGTTTCTCCAAGACCAGATGCTTGCTTAGGAGCTTGAATCTCTGCAGATACAAAACCATTTACAGCACAAGGATCACCAGACTCATCTACAAAAGAAGTGTAGATAAACAATGGCTCAAGACCATAAAAATCAGTTGGAGTGAAAGTACAAGTACCAAAAGTAGTTTCAACATAAGCAGCAGTAATTTCTAGGTGAGAATCTACAGCAGCAATGTTATTAGCTACAGTTTGAGGAGAATAAGTACCAGTTGCAACTTCAGTAAAAATTGCAGCGTTACCATCTGCAGAATTTACAGCAGCTTTGCTCAACACAACGTTTGCGTTACCAGAACCAGCTGAATCAGCTGCTCCAACAGAAACTACCAAAGAGTTTGGTGCCAAAGAAGCATGAACTACTTTCTCACCAGCTTGGAAAAGAGCTGCATCAGCGTTAGCTACAACAATAGTTGCAGAAGCTGCAGTTGGGTTAATTGCTACAGAAGCAGTAGTTCTGTTCCATACCTTAGCTACTACAAAGTCTTTCAACAATGGAGCTTCATTAATTTGATCTTTCCACTTAAGCAAGATCACGTTCTGATCTACTGTGTTAGTAGTACCAGCAACAGTATCACAACCACTGTGAGCATCTAGAGTTTTGTAAAGATTGTGGCTCAAAAAACGAAGAGCTGGAGAACCTTTGATGTCTAGACGTAGACGATAAGTAGTGTCACTGTTAATTGTAGCTGCAGAAGGATCTACAGAAACAATCTGATTTTGTGCAACGTCAGAAGTTACTTTAATAAGACGACTAACATACTTAGGGTTAATCACTTTAGACTTCTTAGACTCTTTGTATCCACCATGAACGGGACCAATTTTGTCAGAAGCAAAGCGGCTACCTTCAGCCAAAATAAATGGAGCAGCCTGAGCAGATACTACTTGGAAAGTTTTGGCATCAAAGAAACCAATCTGTCCAGCAGACAAAGCAGCAGTTGATCCTGAGCTAGCAAGTGTAGTGCTAGCAGGCAAGAATGACTTGCGAAATGCATTAGGAAAATACATAATTTTTAAATTTAAGGGTTATAGATAAATAAATAAATTTTAACTTAAGAACATTAACTTATACTTAGTTGAAGAAATCAAACTTTTCACCTCATCTAGTTGGTTTACTACTTCAGAAAAAGGCATAATTTTTTGTAATTCTACAACTTCAGTATATAAATCTTTCATGTGAGAAATTGCTTCCTGTACAGAACTGCACTTATACGCAGCAACCATTGGAAAATCTAAAAGCTTCTCACGAGCTCCTTGATACTGCTCAGCTACAGTGTCTACAAGATCTGGCATTGCATCATAAAATTCATTAAGAGCTTTATGAGCTGAATAAGAACCAGGCCCAGTAATTTTAAGATGCAACTGATGCATGCTAGTTGTCAAAGCTTGTGCATGAGCCAACATCATTGCTGTTTCAGCACATGGTCCCATCATACTAGGTCTTTGTAATTTCTGCATCATTAGCTATTTCTTTGTGCGTTTTGAACTTCTCTTTGGTACTGATTCATAGACTCTATATCACCTGCTAAAATAGCAGCAGCTTCATCTACAATAATTTCACAAATATCATCTTTTAACTCACATTCTACATTAGTTAGAAAAGTTTGTCCTGTAGAAATATTTGTGCATCCAGCAATCTGAATATCTTTTGGTTTTCTGTAATACACTAATTTAGCATCATGGACAGTAAACAAACCATTAGTGTAAATTCTAATCTTGTCTCCAATAATTGTGCAGAAAGTTTCTGCCCACTCAAATGAAGGAGACTTAAAACTATCAGCTAATAACATATCTACGTTAGCTTCTTCAGCTTGATAAATTGTAGAAAGCACTCTTTTTGGACAGCAATCATTCTTTACATTAGCACCAACTCTTACGAAATGTAAGTAATTAGCTGGAATAATTTCTGTTTCAAAGAACTTAAGTTGTTCTATACCACGTAGTTCTGTTTCAGTAAGTAATATTTGAACATCATCAACAACTGTTACACTTTGTTCAGAAGATTCTCTTAAAGCATTTAGCCCATGCAATCTTCTTCTTACCCACTCAAGCTGAGCTTTATTAAAAGCTTCTTGGATCATCCAACATTCAATGTTGTCATAATCAAATGAGCTAAGCTTGTTAAGCCTTTGCTTGATTTTAATTTGTAACAGATTGTTGTTCATATTTTATAATGACCTGGATGCTGTTCTTATAGTAAGCATCCAGGTACTGTTTTTATTGATTCCAATACTTCTCAACCTTCTTAGTTAAGTCTACCAAAATCTCTTCGTTCAAAGGATTTTTCAAGTATTCTACACAATCAGAAGGAGTTCGTCCTAACATTGTTGTAGTTTCCATGTGGTAGATAAACCCATCAGCTTTAGTTGCAATAAACTTAAAATATGATGAATCTTTAACAATTGCTCTAATCTTTAAAGTTTCCATATCAAGTGTAGCAGCATCTAAGAATCTCTGAGCGGTTTTACGCTTATCTTTTTCTACAAGATCCCCATTGATGTATTTATCCATGTTGTCATAGATAATATCATTAGGAGTAGACTTCTTATACTGAGCACTGTTTGCATCTAGCACTTTTGCTACATACAATAACTTATTCTGATTCTTATCAAACAACTTCTGAAGTTCGGAAAGAGCTTTATTACGAAGCTTCTTAACTTCTGTTTGCACTGATGCAGTTTCTTCAAGCTTGTCCAAATAAAACTTTGGAGGAACTGGCATTCTGCGTGCTTCTTCCAAGCTTTTAGCTACAATTGAAAATCCTCCTGCGTCAATAGCATATAATCTAATTAAATCATATGGATCTTTATCAGGTTCTAGATAAGTAGGTTCGTTGCCGCATCTAATTTTAATCTTATCCCAAAACTCTGAATTATCAGGTTTCATTAATTTAATTTTGTTCCAGAACTGCTCATCAGTAGGTTCTACAACATTGGCAGCTAGTTCTCTTTCTAACTGAGCTACTACTACTCTAATCTGTTTGATTTTAGCTTCTTGATCTTCAGCAGGCAAATTTTTAACTTCAGGTGAAAACTCATTCAATCCTGTAATATATCGTTTGATACCGTTAATCTCAAGACAAGCTAGCTGTTCCTCATGAAAAGCTCCATCAAAAAGACTTAATCCATACTTCTGTAGTCCCATGTTATCTACCATTGGATCAAAGAATGGTCTAATGGCAATAGTGGACTTTTTGTTTTGTGGATACTTCTCCACGATTGTTACTCCGCTCATGTTTGGTTTATTTGGTTTTTATTACAACTAGCGGTCGCATTTTGCGACCTCACGTTTAGAACCTATTGAGAGTTGCGAGCTCCCCATGTGATCACCATGGTACGCGTACAATAGGTGGCCCGCAGAGACTATCTACGGGGAGGCATTGGCATATCTTCAGCAGGGAGACCTAAATCCCCCTGCATTAGATATTATTTTATTAGAATGATCCTCCAGTAACTGGGTTTCTCATGACAATCTTCAACACCTTGGTTGGGTCTTTAACCCAGATAGCTGGCATAGTTTGAGTCATGAATACACGGTAACCGTTGAACTGTCCAGAAGACTGGAAGCCTTGAGTACGTCCCATGTAATCCATAGTACCGTTCTGATAGAACCACTTCAATTGATTATCCCAAGAAAGCTTCAACAAGAAGATGTTGTCGTTAGTATTCTCAGTAATATCAAAGATAATGAAATTGTAAGAAGACAATGGGAAACCATCAATAATTGGGTTCTCAATATCGTTAGTATGAATGTTATCAAACGCTGGGTTCAACACAAACTTAACGTTAGCCAAGAAAGGAATAACGTACTGAGTATATGCAAATCCAAAGTTTAGATCCATTCCTTTACCAGTGATAGCACCTACTTCAGAAGCATTGATTACCAAGCCAGAGTTGATAGCCTCTTTCTTAATAGCTTCGTTAACAAGCTTCATACCACCAAGTCCAGTTTGTACAACCAATTGACGCTTAGGATCTGGACCTTGGAATTCAACTTTACCGTTGAAGAAGTTAAAGATCTCAGACTTAAACAAGTCAAGATTGAATGAACCTTTGTTGTAAATACGCTTGTAAGAGTTATCAAGCTGCTTCCAAAGACCTACAGATAGACGGATATCATCAGGACCATCCTGCTTAACTTTACCACCCTGACCCCACATTAGGTAGGTCTCAATGTCATTAGCAATTTTGGTCAAATGAGCCGCTTCCATAGTAGTCAAGAATGTACGAGTCAACTGACCAGACTGGTAAGCTTTCTTTACATAATCTTTACCCATTTTAGAAGCCATGTCTTCTAGAGAAGAAACAGAAGGATCTGAGCTCTTGTCAAAGTTTCTCCAAAGTTCAATAACTGGAACTGTGCCATCAGCTTTCATTCCACCTTTCATCATCAAGTCAGCTCTAGAGCTTACAGAATAATGAACGTGAGCTTCAGCTCCACCTACATAGTTATAGAATTCACGGAATCCAGCGTTGATATTACCGATGTCAGAGAATCTTTCACCATACTCACCACGAGCAGAACCTTTACGGAACACCTTAGTACCAACTTTAAGATACTTGTTATCCAAGAACTTAGCATTGTCATTGTTTACCAACTGAACAGTGTAGATAAAACCGTCACCAGCAGGGATGATATCATCTGCAGTGATGTACATTTCAACACCATTGTACTTGTCATAAGTGATAATATCACCGTGACCAAAAGAACGCTTGTTCAATTTGATCTTGAAGGACTGACCATCAATACCTTTAGTAGCATTGCCTGATTCAATATCTTCAGTTACATAAGGAAGATCCTGGGTAACAGGAATCTGCCACTTGTACTCACCACGTGCGTTATCTACAGAGATAACGTTCTTACCGCCAAAGCTAGACATTTGGTACAAAGGCATTTCTACTTTTTGTGCCATTGCCCACAAATCTACTGGACCAAGGTCTGTAGGTTCTGCTGACTTAAGCAAGTTTGAAAGGTGGTAGCTGTCTACGTGTGAGCTAGTCTGATAGCTGGTATCCCGTAGAAATATACCATTGTTCAAAACCGGAGTTGCCATAAGGCTGTTTAATTTAAAGGGTTAATAATAATTTTATAAGGGTTAATTTTTCTATCTTTTAAATATGTTTGCAGGTCTAGCAATCTTTCTAGATCTAGTATCTTCTTCTTCCTGATAAGTAGAAACATTCTTACGAGCTTGCTCAGTTTTTAACTGTCTCACAGTTTGTTCTACTGCTTGGTTCTTGCCCTGTTTTACAAGATTAGCTCTGTATTCATCAGGATTAGAAAGCAACCAAAGTGCTTCAGCAATAAGTGGATAATTTGGTTCTACAAACTGGTACTTCTCTAGAAGATGGCCTAACTGATTAGTTGGTCTACCGCTAATAGAAGGATAGTTTGGTTGAACTAGTCCACTATATAACTGAGCTTGAGTCTTTTTATCAAGCTTAAGTCCGTTAATCTCGGCTGGTCTAAGAGCTTCAAATACATTCTTCATGTATGCATCAGCAGCTTGTTCCTGCTGAATTTTTCTATTCTCTTGTTCAGCAAGTTGAGCTTGTACATACTCTTCTTGCATTTGATCCAACTTAGGTTTAAACTGCTTGGCTTTTTTCTCTAGTACACCTAGATCTCTCCAAGTAGCTAGTTCCTCATCAATCTCATCTTCTGAACCAAAACCAGTGGCTTGTAAATAACTTCTTACAATTCCCTCTTGGTCATATTCATTAGTAGGATCAAGTTGACGAACTTGTTCAACCTGAGCAAGAGCTTGGAAAAGACCTCTTAGATCTTGTCCTCCATCTGCTACGTACTTAGCTGCATATTGCAACTCTTCAGGTAATGATTCAAAGAACTCTTGAGGAGTTTTAGCAGCAACTTCTTGTTTTAAGTTATCAATGTTGGCTTGCCATAGCTCCTCAACATCTTTCTCTCCAAGACCACTTAAATAGTCTTCTAAAGACTGCGTCTTCTCATCGTAGTCATCAAAGGCAAACATTTCCTTTGACTCAATGCGTTTCTTAAGAAATTCTACTAATCCAGACTTTTCTGTCTTAGGTCTTCCTCTTCTAGACTTAGAAGAATCTTCATCATCTTCTTCCTCATCTACATTTACAAGATCATCAATAAACGTTTTAGCAGCTTCAGGATTAATATCCTTTTTTGCATCTTCAGTTTCATCATCTTCCTCATCTAGAAAGTTTGTATCAAACTTTCCCTGACTAAAGATGTTTGGCTTCTGTTCTTTCTTTTCTTCAGTGGAAGGAGTTACAATGCTTTCCGCACCAGGGGCTCCTAACCAACTATCAATATCAAGATCTACTTGCTGTACAGATGTCTGTACATTTGTTTGATTGTCATTCATTTTTGTTTGGTTTTATGTGTATCTCTACATATTTAATATACAACATAAATCTTAAAAATTTATGTATAACGCATCTTTTTTATCTAAGGTGCGGATAATAGAGCTATAGTTATTTCCCTTTCTTGCCAGAAACTTTTCCTCCTGAGTCATACTTATTTTTATTCTCACGAGCAATCTGTAATTGCTTATCAGCAATCTCACGCTGGGTTTGAAGTCTTTCACGTTCAATCTGTAATTTTTGACTTCCTTGTTCTTTTCTAGTTAGCTCAGATTCACGTTTTAAGTTCATTTGATCTTGATAACGCTGCTCACTACGAATACCTTCTAAAGCATCCTGGTAATCTGACATTTGATTTTGGTTAATGTCCACAGCAGCACCATATCCAGCACCTCTAATTTCAGCTACAGTAATTTGAGTTTGTCTATCAAGATTAGCTTGTTCTGCTCTAAACTGCATATCCATTTGCTTTTGACGTTCTTGAGACTCAATCATTTCTTGCTGCATCTGTTGTTGCTGCTGCATTTCAGACTGTTTAGCCTCCTGAGTTTTCTGTTCAGCATTTTTAAGAACACCAGTAAGTTCTGCAATAGACTCAGATTTAATTACATTACCAAGATCGTAAATAGAAGCACCAGTAGTATTGTTACTAAGAGCAAGTTGTTTAAGTTGCTCCATTACAGCACGAGAGTTTGTTTTAGTTGTACAGAATATATTCAAGTCTCTCATCAATAAATCAGTACCATTAACCTCAAAATTAACCTTCTCATCTTTAGAAGTGATGTACTGAAGACGTAGATTAGGTTTCTTAGAGTGATAATACTGAGCCAAATCTGTACGCATTTGATGCACACGTGGCATTAAATTATCAGAGTGTTGAATAAAATACTGTTCTGTTTGTGCGTAAGAAGCATTCATTGCTTGCTCTACCCCTGTAGCAGTTTGCTGCTGAGATATTACTTGACCCATACGTTGAGGGTTCAAACCAATTACTTCAAAAGCTTGGTTTTTAAAATAACTAGCAAGGTTAACACGAGAAAGCAAACGATTAGTTTGTTCTAGGTTCAACACTTGATAATGCTGAAAGTTAAGAGCATTCTCGGTGTTTGTAATAGATGTATCCAAAGGAAGCATCTGGAAATTTTTCATAGCCACATAAGCTTTGGCTAGATTGTTTTTACCCCAATCTTCTCCCAAAGAATGACGAGGTAGAGAGTTTTGATCTAGTAATATAACTGTTCCTAATTCATCTACTAAAATATCAGCAATTTGGTTATTAACAATATTATAACCAATTTGATAAGGCTTCATTAAGTCTACTAAAGAAATACTTCTTGTGTTTCTATCACCAAATACAGATCCTTCTACAGGAAGTTTACATCCATAAAGTGTTGCATCTCCTTTAAACTGGAAAGGAATCCGTCCTGGTTTACCACCATTGAGACCTAAATAAATAGGATTAATTCCTCCAGGGTTATTCATACCCCAGAATGCCGGTCTGTTAGGTCCAATCTTTATACCACCCCAAGTTTCATTAATCCAAATCCAATCAATGTGTTCACCAAAGATTAGATTATCTTTTGACTTTTGTTTATAAATAGTAGTATTATAAATAGGTTTATCTGTAACCTTGTAGCTTTCTGAAATAATATCTTGAATAATTTCTCCTTCTTCAGTAATCTTAGTTAAGTGTCCAATCTTACGCTGAGACTTCCAATAGATAGTAGCTACGCGTAACAAATGAGACTTACCAAAGTCTACAGTGTCTTCTGAGTCTGCAAGAATCCACTCTACAATATCTCCTGTACCAAACTTAGTATCGTACAAAGACGCATATTGTCTATATCCCAAGGATGGCATTTCTGTGTTCCAATCATGGGATTTGGTAGGATCATAATATGTTCCATCATTCTGGTATCCTTGTACAGCATATCCTGCTGAACGGACCGGATAAATGGCTTCTAGAGACTCTAACTGATCTTGAGTCATCATCCATCCATACTTGTCAATAACGTCTGATACAGACAACATATCGAGCTTACCGACCCAGTTACCCTGAGAGATGTATCTAACGTCTGGAGACTTGTGATAGAACGTAAGCAATGGATTCCATAGCTCAACATCATAGTCGTCCTCATTCATTTTAAAATGCCAAAATTCACGGTCAGTAATAAGCATGTCTCTAAAGCCACGCTCTTCTAACTCCTGCATTTTAAATCTTTCTTCATCTACTGACATCTGGTGGGTAGCCCACTCTTCAATCATAGATCTATAATCTTTTCTAAAAAATCCTTCAATCTCTGGAAGTTGCTGTAGGCTCTCTGGAGCTGTAGCTTTCTGCATTTCCTCAGAATCTAGCTCAATACCCATTGCCATCATTTCCATCATCATCTTCCTCTCAGCGTCTTGTAGAAGAACTTTCTCTATCATAGAACGCTTTTCTTCCATCATTTCGTTGTATGAAATATCATCAACGGCTTTAAACATAATGCGTGAGCTTCTCTTAGAAAACTCATTACACAATACGTTAATTACATTAGGAATAATGGGATAGAACTTAAGTTCTAGTGCAGACTCGTCCTCTTTAGTTAGCGTATCAATAAGATCCGCCATTTCATTGTCTTCCTCAACAATGTAATCTGCTTTGTCAATAATGCCTTTAGCAAGCTTGTAGTTCTTCATTAGTCTACGAGCATTGCGTCTAAGTTGCTTCATACCTTGGAACTCTAGCCAATCTAGGTTCCATGCTCTCCATTCATCATCTTTTTCCTTTTCAGGCAAAAACTGGATAGGCTGGGTAAGTGTACCCATTTTATTATAATCCGCCTTTTTACCAGATTTGAGATCTAGAGCATTATATATCTGCATGATATTTAAGTATTTAAGTCAGCTGAGTTTTCAGCAATTAAGTCAGTTGATGAACTAAAAGTTACAGTTCCATTTGAGCCAATGGTCATTCGACTAGTTGGAGTAGTAGTACCTGTTCCTATTGTACCATTTGCATAAACATATCCTGTAAGAGGAAGGCTTGATGTTTTAATATTTTCTTCTTTTTCTTCTTCCCCTTCTCTTAAAAGAAGGAGAGCCTCCTCTAATGTAAGAGAGCTCTCTTTAATTAATCTAGAAAGAATAGTTACTTTTTCAGCATGAAGTTCTTTATCTAACATAATTATTTTATATTTCTAAAAGGATTTCTTGTTGCTTTTATACCAGAGGAACTACCTTTTGAACCTCCAATATGTCTAAAGGGGCTCAAGTTTAATTTACTAAATTTCTGGGAGTTATCCAAGTTTTCTTTTGTAACTTCCACACGTTTAGCCAAGCCTCTGTTACTCTGCTGCACTTTTGCAAAGGCTATAAGAGCACAAAATGCTACTAACCGGTCAACGTTTAGTCCTTCTCTATAAGCCTGCATTTCTTTAAGAAGCATAATGTCTGGTATACGTTCTACGCCATACACTGTTTTTACAATGTCTCCGTTTTCTTTAGTCTCGTAATCTAGTTCTTCTTTTAAGAATTCAATACCGTAAGATAGTACATTTCCTTTAAATAATGTACCAACGTTCTTCCAACCATACTCTTGAAAAACGTTTCTGTTTGCTCCAATATCTTTTAGGAACAAGATCATATCTTTTGGCACAAGGTATCTTTGTTTCTTTTTACTAATCATGTATTGAATAAACAAAGCTACGTTATTTTCTACTATTGTCCAGGCATTATACCATTCTATAAGAAGCTCCAGTCTTTCATGAGTTTTGTTAAGATCATCAAAACGTCCACACCATGATGCTACAATCATGTCACGTTCTATTTCGTTTTTTACTTTTCCGTTCCCTTCATCCTTAATAATCTCAACAGGGTTTTTATATACATATATAGAACATAGTGATTCAGACGTGGTGGTCTTTCCTTCTCCAACGGGGTCCACAGAAGCGTAGTACATCCCAAATGTAGGATCTTTGTGCGGTCTTTCGTAAACACAGATTACACCTTCTTTATCTTCTGTTTTTTTGGATATAGGAAAATCCATAATAGGTGTTTTCCTAGATGGCTTATCTATTATTTTGCCTTCTGCATTTCTAGAAAGCTCTAAATATTCTATAGGATACTGCCTATCTTGAATCCTTTGCATTTGTTTAGCCACCAAGTGTGGAGGAAATACACTTATCTTACGTGTAGCAAATGCTTCTTCAATACATCTTGGCTGCTGAGATACTGTTAACTGATAAGCTGCTGGATCAAGATCCTTTTTCATCTTATCAAATTCCTTCTCTAAAGCCTCTAAAGCTTCCTCCACTTTAGAGTTGCCGTATTTGTCAATATAAGGGGGCATAGACCACTGTTCAGGAATAAATAGTCCTGATATACCAGTTGTTCCATCCTTGTCTATAAGGTCAGTTTCTACCCCGTAGAAGCCATTCTCTTCTGGGTGTAGAATATACTCCTTCATTGGCTCACATTGATCAAGATCACCGACAGATCCGGCAGCAATAAATTGACCCGTAATCATGTGACCAGACTTAAGAGCTGGTTTCATGAATCCGTATGTATCATCCATCTTTGGAGCAATACCAGCTTCCTCATGAAAGAAATAAGTTACAGGTCCACCGACACCATGGGTTGGATCTTTTTCAAAAGAATAGAGATTAATCGTAGATTTAAGTCCTTTATAAGTATCACGACCACCAATCCTCACTTTAATTTGCTGCTGCCATGCCCCCACCTTGTCAGGTTCAGCTGGTCTATACCAAGCAGTGTGCTCATTTAAGAAGTTTTTATACTCATTAAGGAATTTCCATGAGCCCTTCTCGTTAATATAATCCTTTAGAGAAGCACCAATCTTTAATACAGCTCCTTCTTCAAACCAATATTGGTTTATCAACTTAGCCATGTGGAAATAAGAAGAGGCTATTTGACGCTTTTTTAGAATGATGGCATGCTTGTAATGCATCTCAGCTAGATGTTCGTACAACGCCATGTGATACTGTGCATCTCTTACCTTAGCAAAGTCAAATCTTTTTTCCTCTTTGTCATAAATTGGAAGAAAGTTTAACCACATGTAGTAGTCTCTACTTACATACCAAGAATAATCACCGTCTTTTACAATAATACCGTTACGACATTTTCTTTTCTGATCGTCCCAGTATGCAATAAAATCTTTGGTTTTTACAGGAGCTGCACAATAAAACCCCTGTTTCTGAAACTTTCTACCCTCTTCGTTAAAAATTTTACTAGTCTCATTAAACTCGTATTTTCCAGGCTCCTTAAAAATAGACAAGAGGTAATCCTTAAATTCTTCTCTAGTATCAAATGTTGTTACACTCCAACTACCATTTTCGTATGTAGGTATTTCTTTAAACATTATTTTTCCATTAGTATTAGGAACATTTGCTGTAGAGGATGGAGTCGAACCACCAAGTGGACTTTAGGGATAATTCCTTTATCAGTTGTTCCACACCCACGAGACAGGTGGGTACGTCTGCCAATTTCGTCACTCTACATGGTACTATTTAACAATTATACTCGTATTCTAGTATTTTACCTACAATATCACTACGATGGTTTTCTTTAAGCTTTACCCATTTAATTTCTTCAATCTTTTTAGATAGCTCTATTGCATAACTTAAACCCGTTACCCCATACTTAGTGTCTTGTTGTTCATTATCACCATTGATAATAATCTTTCCAGTTTTACCTAGACGTGTCAAAATAGCTAGCATTTCTGTTTTAGAAAGGTTTTGGGCTTCTTCTACAACAAGAATATCATCAATTGTCTTGCCACGAATAAATTGTACGGGATAGGCAATAATCTTATGTTCTTTTACTAGGTTCTCCACCCTAACTTTTTCAGTGCACTTTACTAAGTTTTCCTGAAATGCTTCTAGATAGGGATTAAACTTATCATCTAGTGTACCTGGAAGAAAGCCTAGTGAAGACCCCACCTCGATAGTAGCACGTGTTACAAAGATTTGATCACACTGTTTTTTGTTTAGGAAATCTAATGCTGTTAGTGCACATACTAAACTTTTACCACTACCTGCTCTTCCTGTAATTATAACTATCTGATTATCAATGATTAAACGCTTTGCTTCTTTTTGCTCATCATTAAGCGTAACATTGTATTTAATTTCTGACTTACGTTCTCTGTTTGGTTCTCTCATAATATTATTGATCGTATGCTAAATTCTGTCCTCCTCTAACTTGTGATTGTTGTTCTTCCATCAAGTCTCTATACACTCCTTTAAAACTTTGTCTAACAGAGTCAAATCTTTCA